GAAGGAGTAGGCTTTGGCGCTCACCCTCCAAACGCTTCTGCGTACGGAGAGAAGATGTCTCCAGCTCCGTCACCCTAGCCCGTGCCTCGGCAACGGCTTGAAGGGTCTCCTCGTCCGATTCTGCGAGGGCGGCCTTAGCCTCTAAGATGTCGGCTCGCTCCTTAGCAAAGGCCAGCTCTTGGGCGATGGTTCTTTGTTCCGCTGCGATGGCTTCGTCGAGTGCCGCGATCCTGTCCTCGAAGGCCATCTTCTCGTCTTCTACCAAAAGCCTTTTCTCTGCGATGAGCTTGTTGGTCTCTGCCCTTACTATGAGGTGGTCGCGCTCAGCTACCTTCAGCTTGTTCTCCCTGTCGGCTAGGTCGTTTGCTGCCTTAGCCGTCCGCTCCATCTCCGAGGCAAATTCACCCGCTGCCTTCGCCGCCTCGCCCATGCTGTCCGTTACGCTTTCCACCCCGAGCGTAACTTTTCCCATAGCATCTACGGCAGTCTTGGCAGCCCCTGAAAAGTCGCCGGAGAAGACCTGCGAGATAGCTTCTCCAATTTTTGGAATGAACTCCAGCAGACCCTCCAAGCGGTTGAGGAAGTTTGTCTTGATGGTTTCCCACAGTCCGAGGACGGCTTCCTTTGGGTTTGTGAAGGCGTTGAAGATAGCCTCACCCAAGCCAATGACTACGTCGACGAGCTTGTCCATGATAGCCCCGAGGGTCGCCGTAATCTTACGCAGTTGCTGAGCCCCTCTTTCGGTCTTCTGGAAGTACGCTACAAGGGACGTGATGGCAACCAAGAGGAGCCCGATACCTGTCGCAGCTACGGCCATCTTCAAGGACTTCATTCCCGTGATGGCAGACTTCACCCCTTTGCTCATATTGCGGAAACCAGAAACGGCTCCGCCCGTCATTTTGTCGAGCTGGTTGGTTAGGCCGGAGGTGGCCTGAGAGGTGCTTTCAACGCTTTTCTCTACGTTGTCAATACCTTTCTCTACGCCTGAAGTATCGGCGTTAAATGTTAGGATGACCTCCTGTTTGCTTACAGCCATGTCACGATTTTATAGATTAGAAAGGCGATGCCTCCCCACCATCCAATGAGGATGAGAGAGGCGAGGAAGTAGTCAAGAGGCACGAGCCACCACGGGAGCGTCTGCTTCACTTTGGCGTTCTGGAGAAGGTCAATAGCCTTCATGATGTGGGAGGGGTGCTTCATGTCGTAGGGGGTAGCGTTTGTTGTCTTGGCACACACACACCCATTGGAGACGTGCCACCGGGGTAGCCGACGGGTATGATAGTCCACTCGTAGCCGTACTTGGTACAGCAAGCCTCCGAGCCAAAGTCAGGGCTCATGCTTGTCGAGTTGTTAAAGAGGATGTACTGGTAGCGGTCATTCCACCCCGTAGGGATGTCGGCGCATATCTCGATGTCGGACAGGATTTTGATAAGCTCGACCCGTGCCGTACCCTCTACGTTGGTGTCGTAGTTAATCTTAAGCACCCTCCAGTACGAGTCCTTGAGGTAGATATTGTCGGAGAACTCGAAGTCGGCTAGCTCCTGCTTGGAGAGCCTCATGGTACACGTCATGATCCGCGCCTCGTTAGAGTACAGCTCCGCGACGTACTGCGCCCAGTAGTCGAAGTACAGGGTGTTGGCTGGGTTGACCTCGATAGGTACGAAGGGTTGCTCCATCCCGTAGTTCAAATCCTTGTCGGAGATGGTAGGGTAGGAGCTATTGAAGTTCGAGAAGATAGGCATGGTCGTATAGGTCACCGTGCCGGGTGACGAGAGGTCGTCCTCTAGATACCAGTCCCCGAATCTGTCGGTGACTCCCGTCCAGTACGCAATCATGGTGAGGGGCTTCTTGATGGGTTCACCCTCCGCGTTGATGCTTCTGTGCATGGGTAATTCCATGCCCGGGACGAGGCTCATCATGTACTGCCCGAAGATGGTCTCTATCTTCATCTCGCCTTTGGCGAAGTCATTGTCGGGCTCCGTCACCTTGTACTCTCCGTACACCCTTTCGAGCGACTTCTGTACAGCGTCGGAGATGAAGTCCGTACCGGCCTTGTACGTCCACAGGTACTCCTTCTTTTGTAGGTCGGTGGTGGGCTTGAACGTCAAGTCCTTGCTGTAGTCGACTTTCTCCGTCCAGTCCTTCTGCGTACCCGTAGCCACGTAGTCTTGAAACGGCTCTATGATGAGGTGGTTGGGCTTGTTCTTGTCGGGGACGAAGACGAGGTTGAACATCTTTTGTAGACCCAAGAGGAAGTCCATCTGCTTAATCTCTGGGAGAGACGCAGCCACGTCGATGTCGTATTCGCTGAAGCTCGGGCTCGTTCCTTCCACAAAGAACAGACAAGTAGCGCCACCGATACCCACGGTCGTGCCTCCTGCAATACTTCCACTGGTATTGATTTGGTACGTCACTCGGAGCTTATCCCCCACCCCCATATCGATGCCGTCCCTCAATAGTCCCGTCGTTGGATGGCCGAAGCCGTCGTAAGTGATAGAGCTGTTGGCTTGGAACTGGTTAGGCGTTGGGCCTAGAAGGTAGCTGTAGATAGTGTCGTATGTCGTGAATCCCGAGCCCCTGTCGATTTCTAGAGTCATGATGACTTGACTCGGTAGCGAGGGGTCTCCTTGAATTACGCGTCTTTTGATACGCACCGAATAACGCCCAGCTACGGGAGCGGTGTACTCGTGGGTCGCGGCGTTGAAGTTTCCGCCTACGTCCCAAGCATCGAGGATGTTGTCGACAAACTGCAAAGTACCCGACACAGTACCTCCCGATACGGCCACGCTGTTAATCGCTGCACACCGATGGTTCCCGAGGGTTTGCGCTTCGGGATAGAACGAACCGTTCACGCAGGGGACGTACATATTCTTGGTGTGTACGGCACTCACGGCAGGGTCGACGAAGAAGGAACTCTCCCAAGTGTACCCCGCCTCGGTCATGATCGCGTCGAGGATGGAGTAGACCGACACGAACGGCGTGAGCTGGTTTTGGTATATGCCCTGAGCCGACGACCACGGTGGGTTGCTCTCGCTCCAGTTGAAGCCCTTGTCGACGAAGCCGTAACGTATGTACGGAGCGATGCCCGTGGAGATAGTCCACGAGTTCTCTATGTTCGTTCGGTTAAGCTCGTGGTCTAATGCTGAGAGGTCTAGGTCGCTTATCATGCCGTCCCCGATGGCACTCTTCATATCGACAGCACCCCCAAAGAATACGAGCTCGATGTCGGCGTACTTCTCCTTCTGGAGGTAGACAGCCTTCACCTGACAGAACCCCGAAAGGATGGGGATGGTATCGCTCAATATCTGGGCGGGGATTCTCTGCTTCACGTTTACGATGTCGACGGCTGTGGTATCGTCGATGGCTCCGAAGTAGTCGAGGTTATTGGCCGTGGCAGGGATGCGGAAAGTCTGCGAGAAGCTACCCGCCGGGCTGTTCACGTTCTGCACGTCAGAGAACTGAAGGGTGAGGTTCACGGAGACGTCCTCGTACAAGTCCATCTCGTTGCCGTCGAGGAGTAGTCTTAGCATCTGATTTCTTGAGCGAGTTCGATATTGAAGGAGACCTCAAAGAGCTTGGACGCGGCAGGCTGTACGCTGTAGCTGTTCGTCTGGATGGTGCAAGGGAGCCAGCTACCCGTTCCCACTCTGAACATGACGTTCTTCGAGCGGAAGGCGTACTGCAAGAGGTCGCGTTCCGAGGCGGTGAAAAACTGGTTTCTCAAGGCGTACTGCTCGCGGGCGGTGACGTGGTAGGGCGTGTCTTGCCTGTCCCACGCGTTGAACCCGAAGGCGGTGGCTCCATACGAGCCGATGGTCTTGCGGTACATCTTGGTTTCGCTGTTCACCGTCTTGATATTGCGACCGTCGAAGCGTAGGTAGTCCCACCCGCCTACGGTGTTCGCCCAAGCGAGTTGGACGGGGTCGTGCTTGTATGGTCGGCAGTCTTTGTGGACGATGTACTTGTTTGAGATGTTGCTCGTGAGGTTGTTACGGAAGACTATCTCGTAGCGCGTCCAAGTAGGAAGCCACGAAGCCCCAAAGAACCCCGAGACGTTGAGGGGGGCGAGAGGGCCAGTCGTGTAGTTCCAATTCACTGTCGTGTAGTCGACGACGTTTGTCAGGGTTTTCGTTGAAGTCCCTCCCGAGTGGTAGAGGGTGTACACGGCGTTAGTGATATTCGAGGGGGGGCTTTGCCACTGGTCGGGGATGGCAATAGACCAAACGCCTTGGTCTTCGTCAGCCATTGTCGCCTCGATGTCGGTGGAGCTATCCCAGTATCTGTCGGTGAGGAAGCCCTTGCTCGTGGATGCGGTGAAGTGGTAGGGAGCCTCGGCGTCAGGCTCGTACCCTTGAGAGACTTGTACAGCCCCCGCCCATACGGCCACCGTTGCGTTGGTGTCGAGAGTGATCGTGCCACCCCTGTACGTTGACAGGGTGACGTAGTACTCTCTCATCACTCTGTCGTTGGAAGGCAGGGCTGTACCTGTTGAACTGTAGTCCGTCTCGTGGATGTTCTCACTAAAGAAGCTCGTGGTCGGAGCGTTAAGGCGTCCGTCGATGACGTTGGACAAGTCAAAGTGAGCCACCCCGTTAGAGTTGGGGGTGAGGTAGAACTGCCCCAAGTCGGTCTGCCCCGAAGCACTCCCCACCGTGATGCGCTCGTACACTTGCACGATGTACCTATCTGGGGTCGACGCGCTGTCGGCACAGGTGAAGATAAGAGGCTGCCCTGCGAACTTCGTGGCGTCGTTGGTGGAAGTAGGCGTGTGGCTGAATACTCCGGCCATGTTACTTGGTTTTGATTTTGATATTTCCCGCCTCGAAGGTCAGGCTCTTGAGGATGTCGGAGACGACGGCAGAGCCCATCTCCTCGACGTACTTGGGGACGATGGTCTCCAGAGCTACGACGTAGTAGCGGAGTCCCTCGATGCCTTTCTCTTTGATGGAGCGAGCGATGAGGAAGGCGGCTGAGCGTAGACGGCTGGGCGTCTGTTTGATGAATTGCCCGCTCTCGTTTCTCAATCGCACGGGCTTCACCTTCATCCACTTGAGGACGGCGTCCACGGGTGGCTGTTTAGTCGTGTACGAGTAGGGAGCCCCGCGCTTCTTCCTTGTGCCGTTCACGCCCCAATGGATGAAAGGAGCGGAGGGGTTAGGAGAGCCGAACGAGACGCGCCCGTCGCTGATGGAATACGTCAGGGATTTTTGAAGGGAGCGTGAGGCCACGCCGTAGGAGCGGTTCTTGCCTATCCTACGGGAGCCCAGCTCACGCTTGGCCGCGTTGTTAACGTCGTCGGCGAAGCGGTCTAGTACCTTCTCAAATTCCTTCAGCTCCACTTACTTAGGGTTCTTGGGTGGCTTGCTACGTCCGATGAGGATAGCCTGCACGATGCGGTTCAGGAGGTCTACCCAGTTATCGTCGTCCTCGCTTTCGGTGAGCGCGGTGATAGTACCAAGAAGGGTGATGAGGGCGAGGAGAAGCTCCGGCCAGTTTTCGCTGATAAATTCCATTATTTAGAAGGGTTTTCTAGTTGGTTTACTTTGTCTTGTAGGGTCTCAATCTCTGAGAGCCTTTCGTTTACGAAGTCCACGAGGCGCTGGAACATAGCTAGCTGTTCCTCGCCTACGGTGCAAGCCTTCTCCTCGTCGGTCAGTTCGAATGGGTTACGCATGGTTCACGGTAATTGTCAAGATTTTTGGCTCCACGGTAATCGTGCCGGGGTTGGCTACCACAAGCAGTTGCACCTGTGCCGAGTTGGCTAGTTGCCAGAAGCTCACGATCCCCGCCGTACTCGTCACCGTGTACGTCTGCTTGGTGCCGTCTCCAATGACAGTGGCGGGGGTGTAGGTCGGGGCGGTGTAATATCCCACCGTGCTAGCTATTCCCAGTTGACCCACGGCTCCGACTGGGGCTGTGATGTCGACGTAGACGGTCACGGTGATAGTGCTGTTCAGCGAGAGGGGAGCCCCGATAATTTGAGTTGCCCCGCTGTTCCATCCCATATTCCACCCAGCCCGTAGGTCTTGGTCGATGGTCAGCGTCCCGGCGAGGATGTTCCCCCAAGTGGGGTAGAAGATACCCACCGAGCCGATAGATACGGAGTTCGTCGAGTCCGTTCTCCACGTCGATACCTGCCCCTCGCTTGTGGGGTGTCCGGGCTCCCAGAACTCGGTCACGTCATTGTAGACCCACGTCTCGTTGGTGGTGGGTGCGGTGCTTGAGAATCCCCACGCACTTTCTGTCGTGTTGGCTAAGGCACCACCACCGAGGAAGACGCGACCCTTCTCCATGTTGGGGACGTCGTTACTACGCCCTGCTCCGTACACGATGCCCGACCCATTCGAGGGGTGAGACTTGAGTACGATGCCGAGGTTCTGGATGAGGTTCGTCCCTGTCGGCTTGACGTTGGTATATCCTCCCGTCTCCCCCACGTACACCACGTCGCCCGGAGTGAAGGCGTCGGTATCTACTCCCTGAAGGAGTCCAGTAATAATGGCCTCGCCTTCGGCCTCGTCGGCTAGAGTCTCGTTGAGTACGAAGGTGGCGGGCATAGCCGAGGGCGTGTCGGCTCGTGCTGCGATGACGTAGGCGAGGTTCCCACTTGCCCCATCGAGGACAGCGTGGACGGGGGTGCCTTTAATCAGCTCACCACCCGAGACGTTCTTCACCGTCTGCACCAAGCGCGTGGCGGTGTCGCCTCCAAAGGTCAGGGTTATCTCTCCCTCCCCATCGTCGGTGAGTGATCCGTTGGGTACGTTGATGGTAGCCACCGAGAGTACGTCGGGGTCGCCGTCAAGCTCACGCACCCTCAAGAGTCCACGAGCCTGATACGCGGGTGTGATGCTTCCCTCGGGCTCCACTCCTTCGAGCGGGGCGTTGCACGAGTCGTAGCTGTAGGGTACGGCTATGGAGATGTCGAGGAGGCACCCGGCCAAGGCGTTGCTCTTCTCCTCCTCAAGCGGTGTCACGCTCGCCCCGGTGACGTCGTAGTGATAGCCGAACGAGAAGATGTTTCCTCCGTTCTGGATGTCGGCGAGGATGTCCTCGGCTACCTGCTCGGCGTCCGAGATGCTTTCCTTCTGGTATGTCGTCTTGTCGGCCTCCGAAGGGGGGACGGACAGGATGTAGACCTCTAGATTGTACGTCTTGACGCGCTCGGTGTTGTAGTCGCCTCCCGTGTACACGAGGTGGAGGAGGGGGTACTGCTCGAACTTGTCGAGGTCTACGTCAGCGGGTGAGCCGTAGCTGAAAGTCTGGATGAACTTATGGTCGTCGCAGAACGCTTGGAACTTGGCGACAATATTGTTGAAGGTGATCATGCTCGGGCTTGCTTCATTTGTTTCTCACGCCTATGGTTGAGGTCTTGGAGAAAGGCGAGGTGAGTAAAGACAGCAGACGCTGGAAGGGTCGTGACAGCTTCCATCTTAAGTACGTCCTCGTTAGCCAATGCGTAGAGGGCGGGATACCATCCCCACTTCTCGCCAAACTCATCACCCTCAGACCCGTCGCCACCAAAGATTTGCGCAAAGTGCTCAGCAGTTTCCGTTCGGTAGTCCAAAAAAAAAGCAGGGCACCAGCCACGAGGGGGGCGGGCATATCCTTGAAGACGTCGGCGTCCTCCTTCGCGGTGTACTTCTCGATAGTGTAGCTCTCGCCCCACTGTCTGTCTACGGGTCGGTAGAGTACGCTCATGGCCTTGTGTGCCGTCTTCCAAAAGTCCTGCGTGTAGACCTCCATATCTATCCACTCGCCGGCGGTGAACTCCTCCCAGTTCGGAATGAAGCCGTAGGTCGTACCCTTGAGCTCAAACGTCTTTTTGAAGTTGGACACTTCCTTCCTGAGCAGGTCGGTGAGGTGCTGGTCAGCCTTCATGATGAGGGGCTGGGGCATCTCCCGTAGCTTGGACACTCCGAGACCCGTCACGGCGTCGATACGCCTGATGGGGTCGGTCTCCGTCTCTAGGGCTTGGAGGTGCCGTAGCTTGAGGTCTGAGAAGTTGGCGGGCAAGCGAAGCTCCATGTATATATAAGGTTGAAAGGGTGAATATCTCAGGTCAGCCGAGGGCGTACCTTCCGTAGTTGGGGTTCGTCTGGTTCCATGTGATCGCGTAGCGGGACGCGTCCACGAAGTGGTTGAAGGCGTCGACGGGTTCGTTCAGTTGGCGTCCGTTCTTGTCCTCCTTGTACTTGTAGTTCCTGAGTTCTTTGATGCCGTTCACGCTCCGCTCTGTGATGAGCAGGGGACGAGAGCGGAGGAAGTCTATACCACTCCGTACTGAGTCGGGGCCTTTCCTTGCGGGGTGTACGTTGAAGCCGTGCCCGTGTATCTCGTCGATGCTCTTGGGCTCGGCAGAGTCGGCCACAATCATAGCCTTGCCTATGTCGGCGTCTCTGAGCGTCTGCGCTATGGCTGCATTGGTGAGACCCGTGGCGTAGCATACCTCATCGAGGCAGAAGCCGTGGCCGTCGGTGTACACCTTGACGATGGCGGTGGGGTCGTTGGTGTATCCGAAGTCGAGGCCGAGGTTCAGGAGCTGCCAGCCGTCGGGGACTTGGGGGACTGCTTTCCCATGCGTGAGAATAGTGG